AACGAAAAGTAAAATCTGAATCTGATTGGAAAAAGTATTATGGGTCTTGTCCAGAACTTAAAGAAGAAATTCAACAAGTGGGTAGACATAACTTTAGCAGAGTTATGCTCAGCTTACATAAAACAGCTGGCAAAACAAACTTCGAGGAGACAAGGCAACTCTTTGTCCACGGAGTGCTTACAGAACAACTTGACGATGGGACACCAAAGTACTACAATAGCAACATCCTCTCAAGATATTTCAGAAAAGACTACTATGGAACTGAACACGACTGAAGACATCGTTGCATATTTAAGAGAATGGTCAATGGACAAACTGGAAGAAGCAGATTCTATTGGTGCTAAAGATGCGATCTATAAGGAGTTTGAGGAATGGATAGAGGTTGAGGATAAGGATGATATAGAAATAATGGCACTAGAACCACTGGAAGAATACTACGATGAGAAGGGGGGTTGACACCCTCTTTTTTTATGCTATACTATATTTGTTGAATCGACGGGTTCAACGGGGAGTGACTGAATAATCTTTCTGGCATATAGCTGGATAAGGTGATGAGACACAGGTGGTGCTGCTGGTTGAAAACCAGAATCGACTTACCAGTCGGGTCTCAGGCAAGGATGTAAAATTTACTACTGTAGTAATGCCCGTCCTTTGTTGGTAATACAGAATTCCAACCTCCCACCCCTAAATATTGAAAAACAAAATGAATAAGGGAAAACTAAAAGTTTTAGTACGAGCTCTAAAGGAAATTGTAGAAGAGTTAGAATCTGAAATTTATTCTGATGTTGACTCTTATAAGTATGAGAATTATAATAATATGACTCCACTTCCAACCGATTACGATGAGGTCTTTGAAGATGATGATGGATGATCAAATTAAATTGGTTAGTGTTACTCCAGATGCTGAACAACACATGGCATATGTTGCTCGTGTTAGTAACCCTAAGAATCAAGACAATGATAAGTTTGCAGGGTTATTAAAGTATTGTATTGAGCATGGTCATTGGTCAGTGTTTGAACAAGCATTTATGACAGTGGAGATTAATACTACAAGAGGATTGGCAGCACAGATATTAAGGCATAGGAGTTTTACTTTCCAAGAATTTAGTCAGAGGTATGCTGATACTAATCTTCTTGATAGTAGTATTCCTGTTCCTGATTTAAGAAGTCAGGATAGTAAGAATAGACAGAATAGTAATGATGACATACCACAAGAGAAGAAGGAAGAATACCAAGCACTTATTGCTAGGCATTTTTCTGAAGCAATGGATTTATACAATGCGTTGTTACAAGAGGGAGTTGCAAAGGAGTGTGCGAGATTTGTTCTCCCATTAGCAACACCTACAAGAATTTACATGACAGGTTCTGTCCGATCATGGGTACATTATATTGATCTTCGTTCTGCACATGGAACACAGAAAGAACATATGGATGTGGTAGCATCAATTCGTAAGATTTTTGCTGAACAATTTCCTACTGTTGCTCAGGCTCTTGACTGGGTTTCATAAATAATCGTAAACCTTATTGTATTGATATGGCAACATACCCTGTTATTAACAAAGAGACTGGAGAAGAAAAGGAAGTTAGGATGAGTATCCATGATTGGGACCAGTGGAAGACTGATAATCCTGAGTGGGAACGATATTTTACTCCAGAAAATTCTCCAAGTTTGGGAGTTGAGGTCGGTGAATGGAGGGATAAATTAGTTAATAAGAATCCTGGTTGGGGAGAGATATTAAAGAAAGCAGATAAATCTGGAGGTATCTCTGGAAGATTAGCTAAGAGAGGATCTTATGAGTCCTCAACCCAATCCGTAATGACCGAATCCGAATAACATGCCAAGAAAAAAGAAATCAGAACAACCAATCGGTGTAGGACTCACCGCAAAGCAGATGAAAAGAAAGAAACCTATAAATTCTGATATGATGAGAGACATTGAACCTCTCACTGACAATCAGAAAATTTTATTCCAATCATATGAAAACAGTCAGAACATTGTTGCATATGGATGTGCTGGTACAGGTAAGACATTCATTACTCTTTACAATGCATTGCGTGATGTTTTAGGTACCTCTACTCCTTATGAAAAAGTTTATATTGTAAGGTCATTGGTTGCTACGAGGGAGATTGGTTTCCTTCCTGGTGATCATGAGGATAAGTCATCTCTTTATCAGATACCTTACAAGCATATGGTTAAATATATGTTTGAGTTACCTACTGAAGCAGACTTTCAAATGCTCTATGGTAATCTAAAGACTCAAGGTTCTATTGATTTTTGGAGTACCTCATTCATTCGTGGTACTACATTTGATAATGCAATTATTATAGTAGATGAATTCCAGAACTTGAATTATCATGAACTTGATAGTATAATGACAAGGGTTGGTGAAAATACTAAGATTATGTTCTGCGGTGATGCTACTCAAACTGATTTGATAAAAACAAATGAGAGGAATGGTATCATTGATTTCATGAAAACTCTTCGTATAATGTCTTCAATAGATATTATCGAGTTTGGAGTAGAAGATATCGTTCGTTCAGGACTAGTTAAAGAATACCTTCTTGCTAAATTAGAAACTGGTTTATGACAATTGAGGTAATTGATAATTTTTTACCTGATCATGATTTCAAATTACTTACGGATGTATTATTAGGTACTGAATTTCCTTGGTATTTTAATGATCAAGTAGTAGATGATGGTATTAGTAAGGATGATAGGTTTCAGTTTACTCATTGCATCTTATCAGCTCAGGGATTAGATCCTTGTCCTGATAAAGAACAGTATAGTAATTGGTATCCTTTGTTTGAACAACTACTGAATAAATTAAAGGTACGAGGTTTATTAAGAATAAAAATAAACCTAAACACTAGAACTTTTGAACATGAAAAATCCAAATATCATATTGATGTATCTAATATAGAAGGGTCTAAAACTGCTATCTATTATCTTAATACTAATAATGGATGGACAAGATTTAAAAAAGGTGATAAAGTAAGTAGTGTGGCAAACCGCATGGTTATTTTTGATTCTAACTTAGAACATTCAGGAGTAACTTGTACTAATGAACAAAGGAGACTAGTGGTTAATTTAAATTATGTTTGAACATTGTAATTTCTTAGGTGAACTTGAATTAGAAAAGAAAGAAACTCCTGGTTGTAGGTTGTATCAACTACCTGATGGTCAGTGGGTTCCTTCTATCACTTCTGTAACTTCATTTTATAATCGACAGATCTTTATTGACTGGCGAAAGAGAGTTGGTATAGAAGAAGCAAACCGTATAACAAAGAAAGCAACAACCCGTGGGACAGATTTTCACGAAGCTGCTCAAGCATATTTGGAAAATAGAGATTTGGTCTGGGAGGATTACCTTCCTGCTACTAAGTTTATGTTTCATCATGCGGCACCATATCTGGATAAGATAAATAACATACACGCTATAGAGAGGACTCTTTACTCTGAGTACCTTGGTCTTGCAGGTAGAGTTGATTGTATAGCGGAGTATGAGGGTGAGTTAGCAGTCATAGATTTTAAGACTTCAACTAAGATTAAACCTGAGAAGTGGTTAGAAAACTATTTCGTACAGGAGACTTTTTATGCTGCTGCTTACTACGAACTAACTGAGATTCCTGTCAAGAAACTTATTACTATCATGGTAACTCCTGGTGGTGAAGTAAAAGTATTTGACAAAAGAAACAAAGGGGATTATATTAAACTTCTAGTTCGTTATATTAAAGAATTTGTTAGTCACAACACTAGGTCAGAGAATGTCTAAGAATGAATTAGAAAAAGTGCTGGAAAGCAAGTTCTTTTCTTCTGCTGGTTTTGCAGAGGAGATTGAAAATCTTGTTTTGCATAATGAGAATATGAATTACATTGATGCTATTGTATTTTTTTGTGATAAGAATAGTATAGATGTAGAGTCAGTTCCAAAACTTATTCCTAAACCATTAAAGGAAAAGATAAAGTTTGAAGCACAAGAACTTAACTTTTTGAAGAGAACATCTAGAGCAAAACTACCTTTATAATGATGCCGTTTGATGCCTATCGTTGTTATCTTTCGTTAAAGAATCATTTTACTAAAGACCATTACGATTATATAAAGTATCGTGGTAAGACAAGAGCAACTCACCAAGCTTTCTATAAGAGAAAGGATAGATTTTGGTTTGAGAAATTTGCAAGACAGAAGAATGATAAAGAAGTAGAAGAGTTTTTTGTATCTAATTTTGTAAGTACCACAGATCCTGCTACGATGTGGATTGGTGATATGATAAAGAATGGAGAAGCACGGTATGTAGATTGGAAGAAGAAGGTACAGTCACTATCATATACATTCAAAGAAGAAACCAATACTTTATTTGAGAATAGTAAAGTTGATGATGTGTTTGATTGTTCTACAGGACACCCTCCTATATTAAAGAGTTATCTTGGGGGTGACACATCACTTGAAACTATGGTAATATATGATATAATATTAGAGTATGGAAAGGATTTTGATAAAAGACTTAGTGATCCTGTATGGGAAACCGTAAGTCGTAAAATTAAAAAGTATAAACCCTTCCTAAATATAAATGTACCTCATTATAAAAAAATTCTTAAGGGGATAGTTATTCATGGCAATTAGTAATGCAGAAGTTCTTGAAAATTTGAGAGCACAAAAGACACAATTAGAAAAAGAGATCGAGAGTACTCGAACAACTTATCTAAAAGTATTGGGTGCTGTTGATGTTCTAGAACAGATTGAAGAAGCGAATTCTAATGAAGAAGTTACTGAAGGGGAGGTTGAAAGAAATTGAGTTTCTTTAAATCGGATGTAGTCAGGGCAGAGATGGCAGAGATTAGTGAACTCCAAGAGGAGATCTACACTAATGTCTTTAAGTTTCCAACCATGTCTCTAGAAGATAAAAAATATCATGTAGAGATACTTGAACGGCTTGTTGAAAAGCAGCAAGTTCTTTATACAAGGTTGAGTTTATCTGATGATCCTGAAGCTAAGAAAATGAAAGAAAATATTATCCAGTCTGCTGGAAGTATGGGACTTCCTACCAATCTTGATATGAATACTATCTTTAATCAGATGGGTTCAATGGTTAATACTATGAAGCAGCAACTTGACAATGAAGAACCTAAGAGTTAAAATAGGTACACACAAGCCAAATCTAAAAACAAAATCGAATGTCATTTAACGACCTAAAAAAACAGTCCTCTCTAGGATCCTTAACTCAAAAACTAGTTAAAGAAGTGGAGAAGATGAACACTACTAGTGGTGGAGCAGATGAAAGACTCTGGAAACCAGAAGTAGATAAA